CAACTCAATACAATAGCATTCAAGAAATAGCAGATGCCGGAATAGCTGGATACAATTCATCAATAACAACTCAAATAAAGGCTGCAGTGAGCTCAAATTTGGGAAATCAAGTAATCATTTACAATACAGAAAATTCAACAGCAAAAATAGGACCTTCAATCTCAACTGGAGGTGTGTCTCCAGCCTCCGGAACCGTTCCTGGCGCGGATCCTCCAGTTGCTACATCAGAACCTATCCCTGTTCCAGGATTAACAGAACAAAAAGAAGGAAGTTATAAAAATTGGGTATATCCAACTGGTTTGTCGCAAAATAAACAGGACTTCATTGAATTTCAGATGATTGAATATGGCGGTCTTAAAGGAAATGCAATCCGAACAACAAGTTTTGGTTTAGAGGATCGTCAGTTTGGTACAAATCCAAATGGTACATTAAAAATTTTAGGACGAGTTTTTCTGCCAATTCAACCAACTATCTCAGATATCAATACAGTTGACTGGCAAAATGGTGATATTAACCCACTACAATTATTGGGTGCCAAAACATCTTTAGGTGCAATAACTGGAACAATGAAAGAAGCGGATTTTAGTCAACTCGCAGGACAATTTAAAGATAATAAAGCGGTACAAAGTTATCTGCAACAATGGGCTGCGGGCAAGGCAGTTGGAATCAATATTTTATCAAGATTTTCGGGTGATGTTGTGAATCCAAATTTAGAACTTCTGTTCAATGGTCCACAATTAAGACCATTTAACTTTAATTTTAGATTATCACCAAGAAGCGATGAGGAGGCAAAACAAGTCAAAGGTATCATTCGATTTTTCAAGCAGGGAATGGCAGTTAGAAAAAGTTCCGCTGGAGCAGAAGGTTTATTTCTAAAAGCACCAAATGTTTTTAAGATTATCTACAGAAATGGAAATGCTGGCAATAAGGAACATACGTCAATCAATAGCATCAAAATTTGTTCATTGACTCAATGCGGCGTTGATTATACTCCAGATGGTTCTTATGCGACCTTTGCTGATCCCGAAGCAACCATGACTCAATATGGATTAACTCTTCAGTTTAATGAACTTGAGCCAATCTTCAATGAAGATTATGGTGAACCAGGAAGCAAACCATCAGTAATCGGATACTAAAATGTCAAAACCTTACTTTAGACAAGTTCCAAACTTCGAATACATTAGTCGTAACAAAGACGAGAAATACATCTCGAACTACGATAATGTAAAAAATCTTTTTAAAAGAGGAAAGATTCGTGAGGACATCTTTGGAGATTTGTCATTCTTTACCAAATATCAAATCATTGGTGATGAAAGACCCGACAACGTTGCATACAAGTTTTATAAAGAGTCCACTTTAGACTGGGTAGTTCTGCTCTCAAATAATATTCTGAATATTCAAACAGAATGGCCAATGAATCAATATACCTTTGACAAATATTTGATGGAAAAGTATGGTGACGAAAGCACCTTATATAGCGGCATTCATCATTATGAAGCGGAGGCAATTCTTACAACACAAGGTATTACAATCATTCCCAAAGGACTTGAAGTTCCCGCTGGTTATTCTGTCACCTATTTTGATTATGGTCTCCAAGCGGAAGTTACTAAATCCAATGTTGGCCAACCCATAACCAACTACGAATATGAGAATCGTATTCAAGAAGATAAAAGAAATATTTTCTTACTTAAACCACGATATCTGAATGTACTATTCAATGATCTCGACAATATTATGCCATACAAAAAAGGTGGAGATCAGTATGTGAACTCCACCTTGAAGAAGGGTGATAATATCAGATTATTTGAGTAATCACTCGTCAACCAGTTTCTGGAAATACTTCATCGCATCATCTTCATCCTCATCGTCAGAGACTGACAGATTGGGAAGAGAAGGAGAAGATTTGCTCTTCTGATAGGATGCTTCCAGTTCTTCCATCACTTTATCTTCTTTCGAAGGAGTTTGAACATAGGATTCATACTCGTCTTCTTGCTCAACGACAGCACGAGCAGGATTCTTTTGACCCAGCACATACTTCAGACGCTTTTCAAGATCCTCATAGGACTTGAACTGATCGGGAGCAACGATTGCTGACAGGGAATACTCTTTCTTCCAAAGAGTTTCCAGAGCATCGTCATCATCCATCAAAGGAGCAGCAGAGTCAAACTCAGACTTATCATAGTTCCAATAACCTTCAACCTTACGAATCTTCAGACGGAAGTTAGCACCACCCCAGAAATCAAAGGGATTGATAGGCTCTTCATCTTCGAATTCTGGTTGCATAGCATTCAGAATCTTGTCGAAGATCTTCTTACCGAACTTGAACAGGAACACTTTACCTTCGTTCTGAGGATTAGCAGGATCCTTCACAACGTAGATATTGCTATAGTAGTTCAGTTTGCGCTTCTGCTTACGCACAGTTTCTTTATCTTTCTCGCTACCACTGTTCCACAGTTCACGATTGTGCTCAGACACAGGATCTTTCTGACCAAGAGTAGTCAGAGAGTTCTCAATGTACCAACCACCAGGGCCTTGGAATGCGTGAGAATACATCTTCACCCAAGGAAGATCTTCACCCTCAGGGGCAGGCAGGAATCGAATCACTGCAGAACCAACACCGGTTTTATCCATTTCTGGTTTCCAGAAACGTTCATCTGCACCACCAGAACCAGTGCTCATTTTCTCAACTTCTTTCACCAGTTTTTCGGTGAGAGAACCAAGTTTAGATTGCTTTTTAAGATTAGCAAAAGACATGTGTACCTCGTGTAAATTGGATTTGGCCTTTGTGTACTCCGTTATTCTAATCCTTCAGGTCGTTTTTGTCAATCTGCTCGCGCATCACGTCGATCAGTTTGGACATATTACCAAAAATGACGTTCATATCCACATTTTCGTCCAGACCCATCATCGTTGCAGATTCTGAGATCTTTTGCTTCATTGCTTTAGCTTCAGGATCATCAGAAAGACTCAAACGAGTATAAAGAACCTGCTGCTTGTTCAGTAATTTCTGAAGCAAGTCAACATGTTTGATCTTATCTTCCCGAGACATTTTAAAGAAGCGAAATACGTTATGGTATATTTCTTCTTGCATCTCGGAAATTTCTGTCATCTCAGAACGGACGACTTCGGAATCAAAAAAACTCATTGAGCACCTACCACGATTTCTTTCAAGATTTTTCTATAACGGAATACATCGATATTTAGAAAAGGAGAATACTTTTTCATTTTCAGACTGACAATCTCCCAAATCGGGTCTTTTAACTTCTTGTCAAAAGATTTCCCGAACAGAAAGATTCTATCATAGATTACCAATGTTTCAAGGCTAATTTTCCCGCTCAGGAAACTTTTTAGAACTGGAGGATGACCGCTCTTGCAATCAAAAACATCCTCAAATTTATTCTCAGAAAAAAGTTTCTCTGATTCTTCTTTAAAAATATAACTTAGCGATTGAATCTTTCTTTGCCAGTCTGTATAATTTCGGTCACCTTCACGAATAATACTTCCAACCCACAAATTAGCAGGATCAGAGGCCATAACAAAATTGCTGACAAAAAAGTCCTCAATTTCTTTGTCAGTTTTATTACGGGACAGTTTTTCGAACCAGAATCGGTCTTTTCGTTTGTAAAAAGACTGGACACTCGCTTTAATTTTTCCACAATACTTTTGGTAATCATAATTAGGTTGTGTAAAGTGATTTTTCAGCGCAATATAGGTTTTATAGGTATCAAAGGGCATCATTCTAAAAAAGTAATACGCGAAAATTTTTGCCGGGGTTTTTTGCGCCCAAAAATGGAATTAAAAGCTAATTTTAGAATACGAGTCTAGCTCTTGAACTACGCTTGAGAAAGTTTAATTGCATTGCCTCATACTTAATCTTTTCCTTAAGTGGTTTTGAAATCAATTTAGGAACGCTTTCCAAATCGATGCTATTTTTTTCACAAAAATACACGATAGCATCAATGTAATTCATGCTTAAATCGCTATGCACTAAACCCTCAATTTCTTGAGCAAATTTTGCTGGGCAGAAAAACTTGTCTTCGAATACTTTTTCGAGCTCATTCTGCATTTGACCTAAAACCGTGATGTACATTTATAATAAAACTTTTGATCATCATAATACATAACTTATTATTTGTCAATGCTTGACAATTTATCTGCAACAAATTTTTTAATATATTGAGTCAATAAACGAAGATATTTTTCTTTATCTCTCTCTTCATATACTACGCATTCTCCAGTTTCGCAAGTCATGATGATCACGAATTTTTTAACCGACAATCCAGTCAATTCATGAAGCATACATGCATATGCACAGCACTGTACAAAGTAATGTTCGATCCACTCCTTTGGTTTTGGTTTTTTGGAGGTCTTAAAATCAATAATAGAAAGTTCTCCATCATGTTCTGCGATACAATCTACAGTTCCAGCAATTCCCAAATATTTGCTGTAGAGAGAACCTTCTAGTGCATAGATATTATTTATACGTTTTAATTCAGGAACCGAAACTTGAAATAACATCTCAGAAATTGGAAGAACATCTGAGTTCAAATCCATATTGCGGAGATACTGTTCGATCAAAGTATGAGTATCAGTTCCTCTTGATGTGGCTTGGCGTGTGATTCGATCTGCTTCTGCATCACCAACTCTTTTTCTCCAAGAAGCAAAAAAGTCTTTATTGAAATGACTAATGACAGAAGTAATTGAGACCAACTTAATTAAGTCAGTTTCTCCAGGGACTTGATAATAACGCACACCATCAATTGTGTCTCTCTCCAATGTTGGGAGATCAAGTTCTACATGATTAAATGTCATCACATTCCCAATTCAGCTTTAGCAACTAAGTATTCTTTACAAAGACCAGATCTTACAATATCTTCGAGTCCAAATTCAATCAGTTCCATAGACGGCATTTGATGGAGAATACGCATGAAATCAATGATTCCATTCTTCTCATTCGTCTTCACCAAATCACTTTGAGTGGCATCTCCACAGAACATAATTTTTGTATTCTCACCAACACGAGTGATAATACTATCCAATTCGTGAAAATTAAGGTTTTGAAACTCATCAACAATAATTACTGCATTATCAAGAGTTGTACCGCGAATGAATGATGTGCTCCAGAAACTAATCGTTCCCTGATTCTTCAAGTTGCCATACAGCATTTCAAAATCATTATCTGTCGGCATCTCAAACATATACTTTACCATATTCTTATATGGAATCTGGTAAAGAGACGATTTATCTTCATGGTCACCAGGAAGGAAACCAATCTCACGAGTGGCAACAAGAGACCTAACGATATAAATTTTTTCGTAAGGAGATTTTTCGTTTAAAACATCTTGAAGTGCATTATAAAGGGTAATGAATGTTTTACCTGTTCCTGCAGCTCCATATGCAACAACGTTTTTACCATCATCATATGCATCAAATAAACGCTCTTGATTATCTGTAAGAGGATCAATAGCTCTCATGTAATCGAGATTGATTGGTTTCTTCCTCTTCATTTGTTTGTTGCTCATTCCAAAGGGAACTGGACTGGTGCCGATCCCTGCTGATTTTTTTCTTGGCATACTAATTAAAAGGTCTAACTTTTGATCCTGGAGCTTTAGAAGCTTTTCTTAACACGTCATTCCACCCTGGATTTTTTTGAATGAGTTTATCAGCCCATTCTCCAACTTCCCCTGCAGATGCACACCCTTCAGACCAATCCCTTTTCCATTCGGGATTGTCTTTATACCATTGAGTAATGTCATGAACACTCATTTCGATTACTCGTTTTTCTCCCGTCTCTACGTGAATAATCGGATAAATTGCCATAATATGTAATAATGTGTAATGTTATTTAGACCCATTCCAGTGCTTCTGAAACTGATGGAAACTGCTCAGAGAATACTTTCTTACACTCAAGTGCAATATCCATGTGCTCTTTTTGAGTTCCATGTGCAGAACGTAGATTGATGTAATGAATCCAAGAACGACAAGAACCAGTCATATAAATGCGCGTAGGCGTCGCTAAGGGTAGTATAAAGCGAGCACACTCTTTAGCAATTCCCTCATCAAGCATAGTTTGATAGAGTGCCATTGCATCTCTAAAATGATTTTCAATCAAAGCTTCATATCTCTGCTTTATATCTTCACCAATATCATCAATAGAATTCTGTCGGTTCTTGGTATCCTGACGACGAAGTTCTGGAACAGGAATCTTTTCACTCAACAGAGAAGAATCTGCATAACGTTGTGAAAATTCTTGAAATGTAAAAGAACGGTGGCGGAGAACCTGAGCCGCAATACCACGAGTTGTCTCAATCTCAAGCGTCATAGAAGACTGCTCAAACACAGACCAATGATTATGCTTAATACAATAAGCAAGCAACTTGGCATAGTTCTCGTTATCTTGGTTAGCAGGATTAGAGACTCGTGCAATGTATGCCATTGTTTTTTCGGCATCTGGAGTAATAGAAATAAGTTTTACTGTCATTTAATTAATCTGGGTAACCATCATCATCTTCAAATACCTCATCATAATCAGTGAGGGCTGCTGTAATTTTATCATACTCTAAGTAACTCTGAGTATCTGAATAAACTTCAGACTTAAGAGAATCTACAAGAAGTTCAAGATTGTGAACAATCAATTTGAGTTTGTCTTTATCCATAATTATGAAAACAATTTTCCAAGATTCTTTTTAAAATTTTTATAGGGACAATGACCGTTTGCTGTGGTATGGGTTATATAATTTTGAGATTTAACCATATTATGTATTTTTTCTTCGGAAATATAATTAATTTTTGAGGAAAAAGTTTTTCTATAAAAGGGAACGATTAAGATAATTGGTTCTCCAGCTGCAACAACTTGATTTTTAATGTCAATATCATGCATTTTTGTTTCAATTTTATAATTCCATTCAAAAAACCATGGAATTTTTAAAGGTGTAACATCAGTGTGAATAATTGAACTTGTTGTAGTAAATAATTTATTCCTATGCCAAACTGGATGAGTAATCAAACAAGAAACTCCAGGATCAGTTTTAATTATCCATGGCGTATGAATCTTTCCGAAGTGACCATAAATTGGTTTGTTAGGCATAGTATAATATTGTACAATTCCATGTGGTTTATATTGCATTTCGTCAAAATAATTTTCCATCCAATTTATATACAAACTTCCATCATCCTTTTCTCTAAAAATAAAATCAGCCCACGATTGTATAATATAACCACTATTTAAAAATTCTTGAATTCCCAAACATCTTTTAACATTTTTTTCAGCACTATCTAAAATTTCATTTTCATTATATGGATTTACTCTATATCCAACATTTTCTGTAAGGTGCAAATCAGAAAACCACTTTGGAAAGCGCTTTGAAGCTGCTATTGGTTCTGGAAGAATATTCTGATATTTTTCATTGCAATAAAAATTAATTTTTAAAGACATATCATTTTTATTATCTCCGCAAATTATAACATAAAAAAGGGAGGGTGTAAACCCTCCCGAACATCACTTTGCTCCAACAAGTTGTGCTAATTGTGCTTGATGGCGGCGATCTTCTTTTTGTTTTTGTTCTTTAATGAGTTGTAAGAAGTTAAGTTTCTTCATTTGTGCCCCTCCTTTACAAACTTAACTCCACGATATGTTTCATTATATTGTTGAGGCTGTTGCATCATTTGCTGTTGGTATTCAATACGCTTTTGAGTATCGTATTCAACACCACGATATACGACTTTAGACATTGGATTTGCTCCTTTACTTTTGGTAAATTTGCGTTCCTTCAGTTTCCTTACTTCCGTCCCAGTAGGATGAACGTATAATATATTAGATATTTTTTTTGTAATTTTTGTTACAGTTTAATCTCGTTGCCGCCAATCATCCGTCTTGTCACCACTGAAAAAATCAATAATATCATCAGCACCATTAAACCCAGTTCGGTGATTTGATGGATCTGGATCACCCAAGTCCAATGCATTCATAAAGTCATCAAGACTTCCTTCTTTCATATTTGGATTGGAAGCTCTTCTTCTTGCTTGTCTCAAAATCGTTGCTGCTGATCTGTTTACCTTAGCAAGTTTTTCTACCCAGATCATATCTTCTAAACTTACTTCTTCATTTTTCACAATTCTCTCACAAATTTGCTCAAGGCGCAAACGATATTGAGTAGAGAGCATAGACTTCTCCAGATATAGTGTATTTATTAACGCTCAATATAACTGAGTGTGTGATTCTGAGCATAAAGTTGTTGAATAATTATATCACATCCTATCTTTGGATTACAATCTCCACAGGTATAAACATCCACTGCCGCTTTACCTTCCTCAGGCCATGTGTGAATACTGATATGACTTTCCGATAATAAACAGATGACAGTGACCCCTTGTGGTTCAAACTTTTTTGAAATCGTTTGAACCACCGTGGCACCACTTGCTACTGCAGCATTTTCTAGTAGATCTATAAGGCATTGTTCATCGTCCAATAGAACAAATGAACACCCGTACAAATTTAAAAGATAATGCTTACCCATTTTCGTCCAATTCCTTAAGTAAATCACTCACAAGAGTTTCTGTTCCATCCATAGTTTTAATTTCAAATAAACTAGATCTTTGATATCGCTTAATTCTTTTATAAACTTTCAAAACTTCTTGGAGTTTATCTTTATCAATCGATACTTCAATTTTCTCTTCACTAAAACCTGAACTCATTTTTTTGTTTTCTCCGTTCTAGATTGCCACAATTTGGGATTCACTCTCCCATCAGTCCATCGTATGTCTTGTAATCCTTCACGATATTTATCCCAATACATATCGAAGATATCGACCTGTTTGTTACAAATTACAATATCATAAAAAGTTTCCTCTTCAGAAATATATGTAACAAGATATGAGTTTAAAGGCAACGATTTATCTTTCGCTGCCGACTTTTCACATTTCTGATGAAGAACCAAGCACATCAGGAACGGCCTCCCCACTGAATGTCGGGGTATGCTTCTGACACAAGATCCTTGGTGATCTTATACTTTGTTTGAAGTTGCTTATCTTTTACCAGACAAAGAACTTCTGCTTCATCGGGATGAAGACCTTCAAGAATTTGAATGAAAATAGTTTCTCTACGGATACTTGGCAGAGTATCATTACCACCCTTTACAAAATTATAAAAGTGCTTGAACTCTCGTCTCAGTGATGAGTGATCAGTTCCTAATGGACTTTCGTTTGGTTTAAAAGGAACTTCTCCTTGTGGGAGAACAGAAATAATTGATTCGTCAAAGTTCCAAATGAGCAGCGATTTCAACGCATCGTTCTCATGCTCTTTTAGAACTTCAACTTTTTTTGCATTCGTTTTTTGTTTTGAAACGAGATCTAAGATCTCATTCATAAATGGATTGGGTGGAAGTTTAACTTCAGTTTCAGTCGTCTTCCTCGTCTTCGTCGTAGTCATAATCGTTTTCAAATCTCACAGCTAAAATTTCATCGGGAATGATGTTTCCATTCGAGTCAAACATCTCTGGGTGCGTATACACTGGCGAAGTTTGATAAAAATGTTCCTTTGCCATCCATCCTATTACACCACCAACAAAAAAGAACATGATTGAAACTAATGTGCCGATGGTAAGTGCTACTGCTAACATTTTTTTTCTCCAGAGAGTTATTTGTTTCTTACATCAAAGTGAAATC